AATCTGACTATGTTATAGATTTCGTCTAAAGCTGAATACATTTTGAAGGCATTGTGTGCCAATTCTATATCGAATCTGTCTTCATTGTTGTTATATTCAAAAATTACTTTTCCCATTATCTCCTCCTAAAAATGGGCCCCCAAAAAAACATTCTAGCGAAAAAGGAGTTTATTCGGGGGCCTCAAATTTTATCTATTGATCACATTCTGCTATAAAAATATATTCTGGTGGAGATCGTCTGATAATCACTTGACATGATGAAAGCCCAGACAAAAGCAGTGCTGCCAAAATAATCGTTCTCATTATAACCTCTTCTTTTTTATAAGGTGCTATGCGTGTATGATATATGAGAGGGGTCGAACATAACACGCATAGCTAAATGTATTCCTCTTCTAGATGTTTTTTCATCGATTCAATTTCAATTTTAAGAAAGTTTATAAAATCTCCAAACAGAAAAACCATTTCATTTTGGATTTCATCATGAATCTTAAAAAGCTCTGAATGTTGTTCTATGTCTGGAAGTTTAGCAACTTCATTCTCCAACAACGCTAAGTTTACAATCAATCTCGACACTCTCTCGTCCATTTTCTAAATGTTTTTCCTTTGTGTTAAAAATAATGTTTCCTTGGCAAATATTACGCTCAAGCAATGAAAGGCGCCTCTCAAGCTCTGCATTTTTTTTCTCAAGTTCGTTTATCCTGGCAAAAAGTCCTTTTCGCATTCTTTCCATCCTGGCAAAGTTTCTATCAACTTTAGCCTCAACAATAGAGACATCGTCAGATTGCAGTAAATTTGTTTGATAATATTCACTCATTGGCTCCTCCAGAAAAAAGACCCCCGATAATTTCGGGGGTACGGAGAAAGATAAATGAATAGCTAATCGTTTTCATCTTGGATGTCCTCATTTTTTTTTGCAAGCCAAGATTCGAAATCTTTTTTAAAACCAGCTTCGTTTGAAATATACATCTTCACAATTGGTCTCTCTTTTGTATTGAGAAATTCAGCCCTTTCTTTGATAAATTCTATGAGAGAATTTTTTCCAAACTCTTTAGACCATTGATCTAAAAAGCCCTTAATCAATTCATTGTCATTTGTGTTTTTGTTGGAACCACGATTTCCGTCGTCATCTTCATCATTACCAACAATTCCAATCATAGATTGAAGGGAGTACCTTCGCATATAAGTGAGTGAGCTTCCAAACTTTTGCGGGTCATTTGGGTCTTTGCATATAATTGGTGCAATCGATTTGATCCATTGTCCTGATTGGTGCATTAGAACTGTGGTTAAATAGGGCTTCTCTCCAATGACTTCTATCAGCTGGCTGAATGATAACCCATATTCCGGTAAAATATCCCTGGCGAGCTCTAAAACAGTTGGGAGGTTTAAGTAGTTTGATTTAAAAAAAGGATTCTTCGACCCCTTTTTGGGATTGCTCATGGCCTTCTGTGCCAAGGCTAATGCTTTAGCAAGCTGTTCTATATTATTCGATCTATTTTGCATGTTAAACTCCTTTTTCGCTTAGTTTTGTTAAAGGTTTATTGTACTATAAAGACGTTTTATTTGCTATTTATTCATTTTAAAATATCGATACACATCTAGACATTTGAAAAACATTTCTAACGATGATTCGAAATTGGAAAATTTTGTCAAGGCGGGTTTTTTCCCATCTATTCTAAGACGAATAAACATTGGTTGATCAACATTTGAATATCCGGACTCTATTGCAAGATAACAATAGGCTGCCGCCTGCAGGTCATATGATGAGTACATGCCAGCGCTCGTTTTCCAATCCAAGATGAATGTTTTATCATTCTTTTTGATGATCATGTCAGGCTTCCCTGTGATCTTGTGATTATCACACCATAACCTTTCTTCAAGTCTCATAGTGCTTTCATCAAAGTTGTGTGAATAGTCTGTCCAAAACCGGTCGAAAGATTCAATATAACCCTCAATGTCTTCTGGTATTACCCCAAGCTCTTTTCCTTGAAGCATTAGCTCAATGATCCTATGGGTACATGTGCCAATGTCTTTTTTTCTTTCGAGAACATCTTCGGGGATTTTAGACCAATCGGTAAATGCTCCGATAATTGAGGTTACCCTATCATATGATGGGCGATCTTGATCGTTTTTGATAATTTTTGTGTCGACATAGGGATTAGAGCGTCTCATTAGATCTCCTTTTTCGCTTTAACAGAATGTTATCAGAAAGACAAATTATCTGCAACATAAAATATAAGTCCATATTACTAAATTTGATACGATCATAACAGAGATTATCCTCCGTTGTGTTTTTGTGCTTAAATCATGAAACATGAATGGGACATGTTTCCTATTTCTTTTGTTGATATAGAACATCATTATCCACGTGGTTGGTTAATCTATCTAACATGATCTTCTTTTTCTAGATTTAATGCAAATTGACCAAAAAACACACCATGCCATTACAGCCAAATACAGGGTCGCACAGAGCACTTTATGCGTTGACCAATATATAGGCACCGCTTAATATAATATTTTGCTAGAAGGCCAGCAAACACACAACAGGGAAGGGTCAAATATTAATCGATCTCTGTATATTTGGAAGAGCCCTTCCCGTTTTTCCTTTCAAAAAAATAAATTGCTGATAAAATATGGTTAACCGGGAGGTTTAAAATGAATATTTCTCCGACGGTGAGTGTAGCACCAACAATAGATCTACACCAAGAATTTGCTTTTGCAGAAAATACTGATACCTGTGGATGTTGCGGATGCTTTAAATCTAAGACTGTACGGCCCAAACAAGAGGTCTACGTAAATAAGCATGGACAAATTGAAAAGTTCCGCGACAAGGGTAATATGTTTCAATCGAGGCTGCGAGCTAATTCTCACCTGGCAGAACTGGTTAAATCAAGGTTTGCCGATGACCCTATAGCCAACGATGAGGCATTTAAAACATTAAGAGAAAGACTAAACCACGATTTTGAAGAAGATCCCGTGACAGCAGAAAAACTTATTGTAATCATTGAAGGGATTTATTCTCTGAAGTCTGAGATAAGCTCACAGTGTTCTGATTGAAGCTCTATCGAAGTTATTTTTTCATATAAGCAACATTTTTGTAGAATTAAAATTCTATCAAGAATAGTCTAGAAAAATTGAAAGCAAAAAAAGCCCGTCCTAAAAAGACGGGCATGGTCACTAGAAGCCAGGTTACTACCCTGGCGGCTTCTGGTGAAGCCTACGACTTTCGAAACATTATAAAACACCACACTCAGGAAAGAGATTTGTCTATAATGACCGAATCAAAGTCATTGACTACATTATTCCACTTTTCAAGGATAAAAACAATCTTTTTTAAGATTATTTCCAAGAAGAAGTGGAAGAAGTGCAATAAGGTTATCTTCTTCCTGGGAAAAAAGCAACAACTTTCTCAAGGGGGAAATTATTATGATCAAACAAAACCAATCATCAGCAGAAATCTACGCTGAAGTCCTTTTAACACAAAAAGAACCCGCTTATTACGCTCAAGTGCCCTCTAGCGTTTTTTATTGTACTTATATAGAGACCGATAACGAAGGTAACCGTATAAGGAAAAAGCTAAGTAGCAATGCTATTGCTCTATACACACTGTTGAGAAGTGTTGCAGGCTCTAAGGGGGCCTGTTGGATGAATACAAAACATCTAGCCGAATTACTTGGGAGATCGCCGAGTGTCGTAAGTGAATCAAAAAAAGAGCTTCAACAACCAATGGAGCAGCTTAACGATAAACCGCTTATTAGTATTGAAAACAAAACTAAGCGAAGAATGGATTCTACTGGGGGCACAAAGTATCATGTCATTACAATAGAATTCATATGGCCGGAAAACAATGCATTTATGGCTACTCGAAAACATTGGACCAATCCGAATGTTCATAACTCCAGGTCGGATTCGGATATAGAATCTGAGAACAGCTCGGATTCGGATATAGAATCTGAGCCCCCAGGCTCGCGTTCGGATATAGAACCAAATAACAGAATACAGAAGAAGAACCATTCTGTAACAGAAGAACCACCCGGCGATGCCGGCGATGTCTGTTTACCTATCGGTACTGATTCTGTAAATTCTGTACAGGAAGAATACCGGAAACAAAGAGAACGTACGGAAAGTCAACTTAGGAAATTCGGATGCGATAATAATTTCATTAAAGAAATGTTAAAACGCTTCACACCAAAACGCATCCTAAATGGAGGGATATATACTTGTGAACAACTCAAAAGAAAAGCCATTGGGAATCGATTCGGCTATCTCCGCAGAGCAATAGAAGATGGCAGGGAATGGATCTTTACCGAAAATTAAAAATGAGAATAAGTTTATATGTTGTTGATAGTAAGTTAATTATAAACATTTTGACAGCTTAAGTGATTGATGTTATTGTTGTATAATAAAGCAGGATAAAAAATATGTCATATCTTGATGAACAAGAACAAGAACAATGGGTCGAAGACTTTGATTCAATGATTGAATATATTAAATTACAAAGAGTCAAACCTGTTTTCATTTTCAGGGGTAAAAAATATAAAAAGTTGGGAACGATGGAATATTATTTCTCGTGTGTATCCGATTGATTGGGAAGAGATAGCAAAACATATTAAATCAATGTCATATTGCGAATTTCTGAAAACTCCATATTGGAAAGCTGTTTCACAACATGCAAAACATGTTGCTAGATATAAATGTCAACTTTGTGGGAGTAAAACAAACCTGGCGACACACCATCGCGATTACTCATGTCATGGTTATGAGCACAAAATGGTGAAGGAGTTGATAGCGCTTTGCAGTGATTGCCATGAGAAGTTTCATCAAAAATCGTAAATGACAAAACAATAGGAGGCAAATATGACATATTCTGTTGCAAACACGTATAGATCTCATCATATAGAATTCGTAATAAAATATTATGAAGGAATTGGGTATAATCAGTTTAAAATAAAACGTATATCTGAAGATATGTACAAAGTTAGACCAATTGTCAAGGTGGCAAATCCGTTACTTCTGAGTCAAGAATTAAGAAGTGATTCATTGAGTCATGTTTTGGGTCAAAAATCAATAACTGAGTCATTAAACAATGGAGAAGGGGATGCCTAAAAAAAAGCTTCGTCATATGACTCCTTTGGAGACTCCAAAGGTTAAAAATATAAAAAAAAAATCCAAAGAACCTCCTGTTGATGCAGATATTTATTCTTACATGGATATAATAGAAAAAAAAACAAATAAGACCTTAGAAGGAATAGAAAACAAGGTTGATCTGTGTTTGGAGAAAGTGTTAGAAGATATTACAAAAACGCTTACTAAAATAAATAACATGATTAAACAAACAAAGGTAGAACATGAAAATACTAAAAAAGCAGTTGTTGAGGTTGATGATAATTTAAGAAATGTGTTGCTGGCTATTCGACAAAATGAATATCTCCAGGCCTGGTATCCTGAACAGGCTGGATTTCCAGAGATGAAGGTTGTGGGTAAACATCCATCGAAATTAAAATGATACTTGTCAAAAAACAATGATATCCACATCCTCAAAGTTGTGAGATATGAGGAAGGACATGGAAAAACAGTCAGATTCTAATCAAAAAGAACTTGATGAAGCGCTAAGCCGTTATTTTATGACCGGCATAATTGGGCTGATGTTTTTCAGCTCGGCAGCATTAACTTTTTGGATTTGGCGAATAATATTGTTAGGGCATTAAATGATGCATCCGCTTTGTCGCACAAAAACCATTGTTTGCTCTCCGTTTTCCTATGGCAAATGTGTCCGAACTCTTAAAAACGAGCGGTATAAAATAATTGATGAAAAGATACTTATAAATGGAATGGTTCAAATATCTGGAATTCAAGAAATAGCCAAAACTCATTTAGGAGAAAAATATGAATGTTGACCCAATACAAAGCCCAAGGCTTCCTAGGATAGAATTTCCCAAAAGACTTTGTGGTAAAATGCCACATATACAGCCAATAAATTATTCATTGCCACCATTTTATGTTTACCAAATCCAAGAAGCAATTCTTGAATATGAACAATTGGGAGCTAGAAATTTTTTGATACAAAAGTGCAAATTTGACATGTATTCGGTTCGTCCTATCGATCCATCTATTCAAGAGATATTCGAAAAAAAACTAGTTTATAGAGAAAAAAATGATTGAATGCGTAGAATTTAAGCCGGTTGACAATGGTGTATTTAGGGGTGTTGCAAAGATTAAGGTAAAAAAATGGGGTGTAATCATCAGTGGATGCGCGCTATTTGAAAAGAACGGTCATCGCTGGATTTCTTTTCCCTCAGAAGCTTATCAGTCAGACGATGGTAAGAAAAGGTATTATCCATTTATTAGGTTCGAGGATAAAACTCTTATGGACATTTTCAGCAAAGAGGCTGTCAGTGCCATAGATAAATATAACGAAGAACATTCGGTACAATCATGAGTGACATAACAAAATGTGATGGTAAAAACTGTCCGTTGAAGTATCAATGCTATCGGTTTACATGCAAAGATGGTCCATTCCAATCATGGTTTATGAGTATTCCATTTGATAAAAAAGAACAATCATGTTCTTATCAAATAAATGTTAAAAAAATTAAGGAAAACTCAAAAATTGAGATATGAACTATTTGCTAATATCCGTATAGAAAGTGAGGCTAACCTCCGTGAGCACTGGTCTAAAAAACATAGAAGGCATAAAAAATATATTCAGGAGGTTAATCGTCTTTGGGCCGAAATACCAGAACCAAGGCCAAATCCACCAGCAAAAATAACTCTTTGCCGGATTGCTCCACGTGAATTTGATTATGATAACCTAATATCAGCAATGAAGACAATTAGAGACCTTTTGGCTGGACTTCTTATTCCAGGATTAGCCCCAGGTCGCGCAGATGGTGATACGCGATTAGAATGGATATATGAACAAAAAAAGGGCAGACCAAAAGAGTATGCCCTTCAAATAGTAGTAGAGAGTCTGTGAATTGTCTCGGCGCGACTTTTTTATTTATCTGGTCGCTGAAATCACAATGGAAATTCTCAGGCGTATTGTAGATCTCTGGTAAGAAACTTATCACACAACAAATCATGCCAAATTAAAGCTTCTTCCTTCGTCTCATACCTTTTTGAAAATATACAATCGTTTGGATTGGCAGTAGTGTCAAAAATAACAGTTTCATAAATTCTTATTCGATCATCAAGTAGATTCCTGTCATGGCCAACCCACACCGTGCTAACCAAAAAATGCTCATCTTGGTTTTTGCCGAGGACTCGATATTGTGGATCTGTAAAAAGTTCTGAAAACTCATCCAGAGTTATTTCTTTACCTTTTTTATCATAATATTTTGTGTTCAACATTTTAAAATCCTATACGTTCAAATGCACTTAATAAATGTTTTTGGAGAATATCCTCCGCATTAACATGCGCCTCAAACTCTTCTTTATCAAGCGCATATTCAATTTTTTCCCTCAATCTATCTGGCAATTCATTAATATCAAAATCATAATTTTCCACAAAGAATAAAACTGAATTTGATAAATAATCAGAGTCTGTATCTTCTAAATGCTGGAATAATGTCCAAACATGGTCTAAATGCTTCTCAACAAAATCCTTTCTAGCCATTTCATCCCTAACAACCCTTCGAACCTTCTCTTCATCTAATTCTTGCATTATTCTGTCTTTGTTCATGGTAATACCCTTTTTTAAAGGGGCAATAAGCCCCTGATTTGTTAATATGATCTGATTTCCCAAACCTCAATATTTGGCTTCTTGTAATACTCAAGTGAACTCTCGTCAATAAGCCCATCTTCAATCATTCGTTTGTAGTCAATGGCACCAGCACGCTCTCGTTTGGTTACCTTAATTCCATACTCCATTCTGTCACCGCCAACATTGGCAATAATATCTTCGCGAAGCTCCTTATATTCCGCCTCAAGCTCTTTGCGCTTACTCAAAATATCACGCATCTTTTGACACATTAACTCGTAGTGATCTATAAATAAATCTTCTAACATGGCTAAACTCCTTTTTCGCTTGAGCTGTAAACATCATCTACTGGCTCAGTTATTGAAATTGAAAAACCAATGTCTGCAAATAGTGCAATCTGATTTTCCGTAAAACTCTTTCTTCTAAGAATCGAAAGCAAACCCGCTGCCAGCTTATTTCTTGGGTAATACCTTCGGTGCCCAAATTCTACTTTTCTCAAAAGCTCAAGTATCATGGTTTGTCTCCTTGTTTGTATAGCATATATATATCACACACGCGACATGTATGCAAGAAAAAAAAGAAAAAAGAAATTCTTGTCGTAAAAATATGCAAAAGTTATATTTCATAATATGATCATTGTAGTAGCTGTCACATGTACATATATAGCTATATTCATAGGATCATATCTAATAACAAAAAGGTTTTTATGATTGAGCTTAGCGTAACAGTTAAGGGTGATACAGAAACAGGGGATGATTGCACATATAAACAAAAATTCCTCATTCATGATATCTTTGAGATGATGGACACAGACCCAGTCATTAAGGGTTGTATAGAACAAACTTTAGCAAACGCAAAAATAACGCCAGACGATATAAGAGTTAGGGCGTTAATGGTGGTGAAATAATGGTAAATGCTGGAGGAAGACCTAGAGATTGGGATTACTCAGAAATGGCAGGAAAAATACTTGAATGGGCAAAAAAGAAAGATAGCGTAAATTTAAACGCTTTTTGTTGCGAACATGAGCCACCATTTCCCCCCCCTTATGTATCAAGATGGGCAAGAGAAAGTGAGGAGTTCCGTTCAGCATATGAAACAGCAAAGTCGTTTTTAGCAAATAGAAGAGAGAAAAAACTTACAGCAAACGAACTACATGTTAAAGCTTATGATCTAAACGCAACAACATATGATTACTTCTTAAAAGAAGAAAAAATGCGCGAAAAGGAGTTTGACGCAGAGGTTAAACGAAAAGCATTTGAAGAAGGATCTGCCGATCTATCGGATTACAAAGCATGGTTGGAACAGAGCACGAAAAAGTAACATTGTCGGAGCATGTTGTTCTCTGTCATGAGAATCCACTTTATCGTATAGAGAATAACTATTTTATTATTACGAAAGAGAGTGAGAAAAAGCTTTTCAAGCTCAATGCTCAGCAGCGTGATATCTTCGACAATAAACACAATCGAAACCTTGTTCTTAAAGCTAGACAGATAGGGAGTTGTCTAGATCCCAACACATTGGTTTTAAAAGCAGATATGACTTGGGAAAGAATCGGAAACATGAAACCAGGTGATGAAATCGTGAGCGTAGACGAACATGCGCACGGTATCAGGGGAAAGGGTCGACGTTTACGGCGTGGAGTAGTGCAGGGTGTCAAGTGGGATAGAAAAGAATGTTATAGAATCACATTTGATAATGGAAAACAATTAATTTGCACCGCCAGACATCCATGGTTATCACGAAAAACAAACACTGGGTATGATTGGAGAAGCGTTGAAGACACTGGGAATAACGGTAATAAGAAGCTAAAGGTCGGCACAAAGATACGCCGAATATGCGATGGAACATGGGAAGCAGGCGATTACGAAGATGGTTGGATAGGTGGGATGTTAGATGGTGAAGGCTTTCTTGCAAAAAAAAATAGGGTGGGAGGATGTTTGGCTATTAGCCAGGTAGAAGGACCTGTGTTTGATAGGTTAAAGAGGTATTTCAAAACAAAAGGATATAACTATACAATTCAGGTAGATAATAAACCAGAAAGAAAATCAAAGTTTGGCAAAACTGCTGTGAAGAAAGTGGTTTTAAGTAGAATAGATGAAATATTTCGTCTTCTTGGGACAACAAGGCCATCACGGTTTCTGTGTAGGGATTGGTGGGAGGGTAAAGAACTTCCAAGAATTGGCGGGGAAGCTTGCGCCACAATCACAAAGATTGAAAACATTGGGGAAAATGATATTGTCGACTTACAGACGTCAACTGGAACATATATTGCTGAAGGATTCGTTTCTCATAATACAACGTTCTGGTGCCTGTACATGCTTGACAAGGCACTCTGGAACGCAAATCAAACGATCGGTATCATCAGCCATAGCATGGAGAGCGCGCAGGGGATATTCAGGCGCATTAGATATGCAGTTGATAACATGCATCCAGAGCTGAAGGCGGCGGTAAAGGTTAAGCAGGACAGCGCTAGACAGCTAGTATTCGGCAACAACTCACTCATACGAGTAGACACTACGATGCGTGGAGAAACGCTCTCGGGACTACTTGTAAGCGAATTTGGTAAGATTTGTGCTAGATGGCCACAAAAGGCAAACGAGGTGATGACCGGGTCTCTTCAAACTCTCTCGGCTAAGGCAGAAGTTGTTCTTGAGTCAACGGCGGAAGGGTCAGACGGGTATTTTTGGGAGCTATGTCAAAGGGCTATGGCTCGTGGGAATGAGGATTTAAGCCCGTTAGAATTCAAGCTACACTTTTATCCATGGTGGAGCGAGTCTACCTATTCTATGGAATCCATATGAAAAGAGAACAAATACCACAGCATCTTGAGCAGTATTTCATTGATTTGCGCGATAAAGAAGGTATAGAACTCACCCAAGGACAAAAGAACTGGTATTATGCTACATGGAGAACCCTCGGTGATAAGGTCAAACAAGAATATCCCAGTACGGAAAATGAAGCCTTCATGGCAAGCGCAGACGCTTACTTCTATGCCATTGAGATAGCAGGGGCCCGTAAAGATTCGCGCATTATACCTCTCAAATATGACCCAGAACGCTTTGTATATGTTGCGTTTGACCTAGGTGTTTTTGATTACACGGTTCTCTGGTTCTTCCAATATTACGACCAGAATGTCTATTTCATCGACTACTACGAAGATCACAACAAGTCATACGACTTCTACATTAAGTTCATGCTAGAAGAGAAGCGATACAATTACGGGACGATATATCTACCACATGACGCAGCAAAACGAGACGAGGTCACACTACTCAGCTATGCCGATAAGGTGAGAAATATGCTAACAGAAAAGCATATAGATGTTCATGTGCTTAGAAGGGATGACATCATCATTGGGATAAATCTAGCAAAGGTTCTGCTCAATAGGTGTTTTTTGGATACTAGTAAATGCGCTCAAGGGATAGACCATCTCAGTAAATACAAGAGGAAGTGGAAGGAAGGTGCTGGGTGGATACATGAACCACTTCACAACGAGCATTCTCACGCAGCCGACAGCTTCAGAATGGCTGCGATATCACTAGATTTTGTGAAAGCAAAAGGATCTAATTTTAATTCAAGACATCAAGATGCGCTGAGCGCTGTGCAAAGAATGATTTAAAGAGTCTTTGCTATAAAAGATGAATTAGGTAATATAAAATTAAATAAATATGCCGGGGTTGCTATGGGGAATGAAGACAAATTCGCTGAAATAAAGAATGAATACGAAGAAAACTGGAGACGTGGTGAAGAGGAGTGGGGCGAGCTTTGGAACTTCATGGACAGAGATTTACGCGCTTATGCAGGAAATACATGGACGCGAGCAGAGCTTAATCAACTTATTGTAGAAAAGCGGGAGGCTATTGAACTTCCCCTTATTCGTAGTAAAATCAACTGGTTTACAGGATATCAAAGAGACAATATCCGATCGATGGAGATTGAACCTGTAGAATCTTCCGATCAAGAGACGGCAGATCAGCTAAGTAAAGTTTTAAAACAGGTTTGGTATCGTGGACAGGGGCAATATCATTGGAACCAGGCTTTTGAGGATTCTGTTAAGACTGGCCTAAGTCTTTTTGGGATGTATCTTGATTTTTCTAATGACCCAATAAATGGGGACATTAAATTCTATCGACGTGGATATAACAGTTTTGTAATAGATCCAGATACTGAGCAGCCAGACCTTAGTGATTGCAGCTGGGTTATTCTTAGGGACTTTGTCACAAGAGACCAGGCTGGTCAACTTTTACCATTCATTGAAGATGAAGTTATACAGAATGTTGCACCAAGTGTTCGCGATAACAAGTTCATTTATTTAAGACCTTATAGTAGAAATTTTAACAATCCAAATATAATTACATTTGATCAATATTACCGTAGATCTTCTGAAAGAAAAAAACTTTTGGTAGATATTCAGTCTGGGTCTGCTAGAGATATTTCCAATATTTCTAAGGAAGAACTTCAAAAGCTAGAGATGGGCATTGATGTATTAAAGCAGACAGGAGAGGCTACATTAGAAATAAGGGACGAGGATAGGGAAATTGTTGAGTATAACATACTCTTGTCAGGAGAGGTTGTGTTTTCGGGAAAAGACGCAATTGGACTAGAGAATCGCTATCCTTTTGTCCCTGTTCACTGCTTTTTCGAGCCATCTGTAGAAAATATGGTTTATAGATATCAGGGTATTGTCCGCAGTTTATATGACGCTCAGCGTATATATAATAAGCGCAATATGAAAGTGCTTGATATCATGGATAAGGTAATCTATGGAAGTACAAAATATATGCTTGGGTCTGTTGACGACCCTCGTCAATTGTTACAGTCCGGTACCCGTAGACTCATTGGTATTCAGCCGGGCTATTCGATGGATGATGTGCAAGATCAGCAAGCTAATACTTCTGGTATTGCTGAGATAATACAATATTCACAGGTGATTGATCAGCTTTTCAATGATCTGGCAGGTGTCAATGATACACTTTTAGGATCTGACGAGGGTGGAAATACACAAGTTTCTGGACGTTTAGCACAGGTCAGAACTGCAAATGGTGTTAGGGCTAATAGAAAGATATTCGATCAGCTCGACTTTAGTCAAAAGTTGCTTGGTCATCTTTTGATTGAATCTGTTCAAAAGAATTATACGCCTCAAAAAGTTCAAAGAATGATCAACGAAGAACCGTCACAAGAGTTTTATGATAAGAGCTTTGGAATATATGATGCTGTTGTAAAACAAGGTGTTGAGAGTGAAACACAACAAGATCAATATTACTTTGAGCTTGTTAATCTTAAACGCGAGGGTATTGTGGATGTTCCTCAATCTGAGATACTTAAAGCGCTTCCTTTAGTTGGCAAGTCAGACCTTGTAGAGTCTATAGAGGCTCAGCAGGAGCAGGCACAGCAAGAAGCTCAGAGGGTGGCTGAACTTGAACAGATGCAAAAAGAGCTAATCAATTCTCAGACAGAGCAGAACATAGCGCTCAGTCAAGAGAGAAGAGCTAGGGTCGTAGCAGATATTGGGTTGGCTAAGGAACGCGCCTCTGAGGCTGAACAAAATAGGGCATCAGCTGCTTTGGATAGGGCAAAGGCTATGACAGAGATACAAAATCTCAAACAAGATCAGATTCTGAAGGTTATGGAATTTGTTAATATGCTACAGATGCAAGAACAGGCTCAGCAGGAAAAGGAAGAAACGGATGTAAATTTAGAAAGTGATTCAATCATGAAGATGACGGAACTAAAACAAAATATGAAGTCTGGTGAAGCAAATGCCGAGCAAAAAGAAATATAGTGATAATGATTCTCGTGAAGAAAGTACAATCAAAAAGGTTATGAAGTCGGCAAAAGTTGCAAAAAGCCGAGCGATAGCAATTTTAAAATCCAAAGGGGTTTTAAAGCAGAAAGGGGGCAAAAATGGCCTTCTTATCAAGAAAAAGAAAAAATAGGAGACTAGAAATGGTCAGAAACAGAAATTATAGCGACAAAGATCCTATGGGTGGAAAGGGCTATGGCCCCATGAAATCTCCAGGGATGGGTCGCGGCGTTAACTCTGTTAAGCTGAAAAATCCTGCTCCAAAGCCAGAAAGAGGTGGATTTGATGGTGGCATTATGGTGCAACCTGATGCTTCAAAAGCTCGATCTATGGTAAAGCAGGAATATTCAAAAAGAGAGTCTGGACGTGGTAAAGGGACACTCTAATCTTATTTTACCCGATCGTTATGTTCGGGAACATAAGGAATCGATGGCTGATGAATTTAATAAATCACTTGAAAAGGTGGTTAATGATAATCAGTATCGTGATAGGCCCTATTTTGTGTCTTATCATGAAAATGACGACAAGGTTAACAGTAAAATCATTCGTGGAAAATGGAATTCCTCTTATGAGCTTCCTGTTCGATGGGCAAGACAGATTGTCTTTGTTGTAGATAACAAAAAAGGCTTTAAAGAGTGGATTTGGACAGTAGACGACAATAAGAAAACATTCTTCAATGTCGAAGGTATTAAGAGGGCAAAAGAGCGAGGAGCTCTAACCCAAGTAAAATAGTGTCGCCGACTTACGGGCGTGACACGGGAAAGCTGCCGCCGAGCATAACGGGCGAAAGGATAAATATGACGGATACCGTGGCCGAGGAACAAGAAACTGCTGAAGAAGTTGTTGATGAGGTTCTTGAGCATGCTAATGCAGAAGAGAACCTCGAACAAGAAACACAGCAGGAAAAAGAAGAAAAGAAAGAGGAGTTTGTTCCAGTTTCTGCACAGATTGCCGAGAGAAGAAAACGGCAAGAAGCTGAAGAAAGGGCACGATGGCTTGAACAGCAGATGTCCCAGATGCAACAGCAGAAAGAGCCAGAACCAGACAATAGCGATGATTTGCTAACGGTCGGTCAACAGGCTCAGGCTCTAAACGAATGGAAAAGATCTATTCTAGAAGAGTCATATATGGAGAACAATCCTGATATCGTTGAAAGAATAAAAACAGAATTGCCTGAGGTTTTAGAAAATCCAGGCAATAAGTGGCTTGCCGATTCCATTGCCCAAGCCCCAAATAGATTGCAACGAGCAGCGCAGGTATTAGAGATGTTTAAACCAAAGAAGCCGGTGGCAGCACCGCCAATAGATCGTACTAATACGCCTAAATCGCCACAATCTATGGCAAAGACTAATAAACTATCAATAGCTGATAGGATTATGACAATGTCTGATCAGGAGCTTGATGAATGGAGGGTTAGCCAAAAACGAAAAATCAGATAAGGAGATTTTTTGATGGGCGTAACAACAACCAGCACTTATGGGACAGTCGTTGACAAGTTTTTTCACCGACGACTCCTAAAAAGAGCGAAGCCTCGGTTTATTTTTAATAACTTTGGCCAAGTTCGTATGATGCCACAAAAAAATACAACACGACTAGCGTTTAGACGTCAAGAGAACCTTGATTCTGATCCTGTTGTATTAACTGAAGGGGTATCACCGGCTTTTGATCAAGTATATAACTTTGATGTTGAAGTTGAATTGCAGCAGTACGGTATCGCAGCATAACTTTGCCGTAGTAAAACCCTGAATAATTACTTGGGAAGCCTAATGGGAAACCTATGGTAACCAGAGGCAAGGGATTAACAAGAACGAGAATTAAGATGTTTGAGCTGAAGATAAAAGGATTCACGAAGCGAGAGGAGTTCGGGAGAAATACGATTTCTCTTTTTGTCGATGGTCTGTCTAAATTTTATCATGATTTCAGCTTGTTCATTCTTGATTTTAAGGTGAGGAAGCAACATTTGACACAAGTCAATAATTCCAGCTTTTTCATAAACCCATTCATAACGAGTTTTCCATTTTTGGTGTTTTCTGCTATAAGTAAGACCGCCGAATGTTTTGGAAATCCACTCTATAAGAGGGTAATGGGTATTGACGACATAGACTCTAGCAACATATTTTCGGGAACGAGACTTATAGATATTGAAAGTCCCTTCGCCGTCAATTATGCCAGCAAGATACGCAATGTCGCTCGTTTGATGTTTGACATGAGTGGTATTAGTCATATGACTAAGTATACCAAAGATGTTGTTAATTGTCTAGCCGCAACGACTAAATTTTGGGGCAGCCGAGAGGCTGAAGCGATAGTCTGAACTTGCGGGAAACCGTAAGAGGGGAGGTCGAAGTACCGCCCCCGCCTAGGAAACTAGGTCATAAAAGTAACAGAGCTGAAAGTAGTTGCATTAAGTGACAAAGTAATCATTGCTGTTGAGGATGATACAGCTGTTGAGACAGCTGACAACCTGAATCAAGCTATGTGGGGGATGCTCGACAAAGTTACTCGAGACACCCTAACGGCGACAGCATCTATAATCCAGTGTTCTAACGGTGTGAACGGAAACACCCCAACAGAGGTAACACAAGATGATGCAGAGCTTGCTTTGGATTATCTTTACCAGAATGATGCTGAGAAGATGGCTCCAGTTATTGAAGGTGTTAATCGATTTGGAACAGCTCCAATAGACGAGTCTTACTGGGTTCTTTCTGACACAGATATGAGGTCTGACTGGAAGGCTCTTGAGTCTTTCATTCCAACTAGCCAGTATCCGGGACAGACAGCTGTTCTTCAGGCTGAATTTGGTGCTATAGACGAGGCTCGTATAGTATTGTCGTCTCAAGGTGGAGTCGATACTACAACATCTCCGGCTACTTACCATAACCTATTTATCGGTTCTGGTTTCTATGCCCATTCAGGCATTGATGAAGTGGCTGCTGAGATTATTATCAAGGAACTTGGTCAAGGAGAAGACTATCTTAACCAGCGCCAGACTATGGGTTTTAAAGCTTTCTTTGGAGCACTTATCCTAGATGACAACTTCGGCGTTAACCTACAAAGCACATTGGCATAAGGAGGTAAATAATGTCTGATATATATCTAGGGCAAACAATGACAAAGAAGTACCGGCTTATTGCTGGTGCTACTGCTTATACCATTAGTGATGTTGGATTTCTTCCAGATCACATTGTGGTAACACGAATTGATAGCGCATTTGGAACGGCGGCTAATATCTCTCGTTCTGAATTCTATCGAGACATGACCAATGCTGATGCATTGCAATTCAGAAGTGTTGCAGATAATGGTGTAACTGGGAATACCTCACTTGTTTTTGAGACAACGAATGGTATTACTATCACTACTAATGCGGCTGGTGTAACTACTTCTCGATCTGCGGTTGGTGCCATTACAGGCGCTACAGCTGCAAATCCAGTTGTTATCACTGATGCTGCTCATGGCCTTAGTGATGGGGATATTATCCGCATTACTGGCGTGGTCGGAATGGTAGAATTAAATAATCGCAGATTTAGGGTGGCAGATAGCGCTACAAATACATTCTCTCTTCAGGATCCTGAAACAAGAGAAGCTATTGATGGTACTAACTATACCGCTTATACATCTGGTGGACAATGGAACTTACTCAGTAGAGAAGATGCCGATAGGGACGTTTACGACGCAGTTACATATGATGTTACACTTGGAACAGCAGTTCTAACAAATGACATCGAACATGTGGTTGAGATGTTCAAGGCAGGTTCAGTCGAGGATCTGGGAGATATTGGTTGATGTTGATAATCAATGGTTTATGATTAAGCCTTGGTAATAAAACGGTAACTATTGGCGGGGATTCGTCCCCGCCATTATGAGGTTAACATGTCTGGAGTAACAGAAATAAGAGGCGATATCACGGGAGTCACGATAGCAAATCCTCCCGTCGTCACATCAGCTGCACATGGACTATCAGATGGCAATATTGTCCGGATAACACAGCTTGGTGGAACAGTAGAGTTAAACAATGGTAGATATCGGGTCAACAACACAACTACAGATACATTTGAACTTCAGGATCCAGATAACCATGAAGATATAGATGCAAGTGATTTTACCACCTATACATCAGGTGGCCGGTGGAATCGCACAAATCGCGATGATGCCGACAGAGTTTTTTATGAAGCGTAAGCAGATGTGTTCCTTATGGAGATCGTTAAGGAAAAAAATTACTGAAATAACATAGAATTAGTTATAAATCACATTTAATAGAAAAAGGAGGCCATCATGCCATTAACAGCCGAACAAAAAAGAAGAAAAAAGGTTTCTCAAGAGATGAAAAAGCTTCCACTGAAGACATTGGAAGACTACAAAGCATTTAACGAAAAAGCCAGGTCAATGGGTATGCCAGTAAAACCCGCTCCTGATGATTTGCACGAGCATATAAAAGTTAAATTCTTAAGGCGAGATGGTATGACCCATCCAGTATCTTTGAAGTTTAGAAATGAATTCATTGACTTTGAAAAGAAAGTCTATCATGGAAAAGTTTATGAATTACCAAAACTTGTAGTGAAACAATATCAAGAATTAGGTATACCTAAATATAGACAACATAAGAATGCTGTAACTGGGGAGAGTGAGACGGTGTTTTCTCATAAAGATCCTAGGTTTGCATTCCAAATAGTTTTGGATGACTAATGGCGAATTTTACATTTTCAAGAGTTATAGAGATTATGCGTCGTGTAATAGCTCGGCGTAATCAAACGGATACTCTTAGTACCGATGTCGAGTTACTGAACTACATAGGCGAGTTTATGCGGGATCTAATGCCGCAGGAGACGAAGAATTTTGAGAACCTCGCAACTTATGAGTTTGATACGATTGCCGATACTGAGGAGTATGATTTCAATAGTGGTGATGGAGCTGATATAAATGGGATAGTTTTCGAAAACATTGGTCCTATAGCCTATTGCGATGAACAGTTGATGAATTGGTATCAGGATCCATCAATTTTCTATGATAAATGGGGATTCAATACAGACGTTACTACTGTGACAACTTCACAGCCGCAGGATGTTTTGTTCTATAACGATGCATTTGTTCTTAAAAATAGGCCAGATGATACTTATCGTATCAGAATATTTGGTTATGCAAGAAATGCTGATTATACTACTGAGTCGACATCATCTACTATAGAGGCTGAAACAGCAAATGCAGGAATTCCAGAAAACTACTGGGGCCGGTATGTGGCTTATGGAGCTTCATTGGATTACATGTATGATTTTGGTTATGATCCACAAAGAATCCAGGTTGTTGAGTTGAGATATAAGCACTATAAGAGTCTTATTCAATCAAGGACATTTAATCAGTTTATGCAAGAAACACCACTTCAGAGGTTTTAGATATGACATGGGATGCAAGCGTGCCAGATGGTACAAAAACGGCCAAAGATAATGGGCCTGGAATTAGGAATAACTGGAGTTATATCGAGACAGAGATACAAGATGACCATTATTTCGACGAGAGCGCAACAAACGATGGTCATCACAAGAAAACAGAGATGCCTGTCGTTGAAGATAGTGGAATTGCTGTAGATTCGAATAAGGATCCTTCTGGTTTGTCTTCTGGAATGGTTGGAATGATTTACATGAGACAAAAAACAGCTACAGAATGTCCGTCAAAGCAAACAAATGAATCATACTATGCTTTAAAAGATGGTTCTACCATGCGTTATTCGCAATTAGGGATAAGGGCTATGGTTAATTTTAAAGGAAGGACGAGTAATGGTGCCTGTACTATAAACTATAGCCACAATGTGACAAGTGTTTCTCGTACAGCTGAGGGTAAATATACAGTTACTTTTTCTGTTGGTCAGCCAACGTCATTTTATATACCAATGGGTTCAGCAATGAGAAGTTCAGGAAGTCCTTTGTTAATAGGTGTTCAGAGTGCTGCATCTTATTCAACTTCTGTAAATAGCAAATGGATAAAGATAACTACAACGTCTAGTGATAGTGGTTCAGAAAAAGATTGTGTGAATGCAATGATTGCATTTGTGGGTGGTTAAATGCAGGTACAAGAAATAACCAATTTTAGATCAGGTATAGACGTTTCATTGGAGCCTTTTCTGTCTCCAATAGATGCATTTTTGAACTTAACTAATGGATATGTTCATCGTGGTGTTTTGCGTTGTAGAAAAGGTTATTTACAATTTGCAAATGGTGGTGTTGGTAATACAAAACTGACGACATCTAGGTTAGCACAACAGATAATTGATACTACAACATGGACATCTATAGCCAGCGCTACACAAACGATAAATATTGGTTCAGTATTAGCAAGGAATCCAATTACTATTAGTTTAACAGATGCTGTTCATGGTGCAAAATCTATTAACATATATTATAATTCCACGGATGGTACATCAACATTTATTGGAGATGTTGGTGTTGGTGGAACAATAAATTGGGAAACTGGTGCTATATCCGCTGTTTTTGATGTTGTGCTTACTGGTGGTGATGCAATGACTGTCACCTATAGCCCTGATTATGAAGATACAGCTGTGCTTGGTATTCATGAATATAGAAAATCAGACGGAACGGTTGAGCTTATTGCTTGTGATCAGAATTATTTTTACAAATATGTATCTGGAAATAACCTTTTTCAACAGGTTCAATTTGCTGGGACGGCTTCTGCATTTTCTAACACAATAGATCAACTATTTAGGTATTCAAATTGGCGAGCAATAGATGCAAGTGGTGGTGTTGGCAATGAGGTTTTCACAGATTTATTGATTTTTGTTGATAATAACAATGAACCAGCAGTTTATGATGGAACGGATATTCAGCTTCTGAGTGACCGAACAGAATATAGCGCACCACCACAAGGAACATTGAATAAGGCGCTTCATGTATTCCCATATGGAGAGAGGTTGATTTTTCTTTCTCCAACAATAGACTCAAAAGCATATCCACAAGCTGTTTTATGGGCACCAATTAACGATCTTTCTGGAAGTGGATTGGACTTTAGTGGGAATCAAAGCGGTATTCTTTCTGCAAACACAAATAGCATAATGAGTGCAGCTATGTTTCTTGGCGATACTCTTATTGTTTGGTTTGAAACGGATGTATTTGCCCTTGAATTAACTGATGACGCTTTTGCTCCATTTAGATGGACAAGGCTTGAACATGATAGAGGCTGTGAGGCCCCATATTCAGCTGTCGGATTCCTTGGAACGGCAAGGGCGCTGGGAAAGCTGGGAATTCTTGGTACAGACGGCAGGACTGTTGGTCGTTATGATAATAAAATTCCATTTTTTACCAGAGATGATGTTGACCCAGATATTATTAAACAGGTTTATGGAATAGCTGATGAGACAGATAGCCAATATTGGATTGCTTATGGAGACGCTTTTACAGCATCATCTGAAAATGACAGAATTCTAATAAATAATTCAGAAGAAAACAATTGGGCTATCTATGAAATTGATTTACATTCAGCAAATAAAACTGTAGTTGGGAAGGCTATTGCCTGGGATGATCTTAATGAACTTTGGGATGATGCGGTTCCTGTTTGGGATAAGTGGGGAATTCTTGACAATAAATATAAATTAGTTTTTGGCGATCACCATGGATTTATTTTTTATTATGGTGATGCTTTTGTTGATTCAGAGGTTAGAATTAGAGGAATAACTGCGGCAAATCCTGCTGTTATCACAACTGAACCATGTCCATTTCAGGTTGGTGATAGTGTAATGTTGCTCAATGTTGATGGTATGACCGAAATTAATACAGATGATGATGTGGTTGGTATATATCCAACGATAACGGCAATATCGTCTGACAGGAAGAGTGTTACACTAAACGTTGATAGTAGCAATTATACTGCTTATACAAGCGGAGGTTTGCTTAGAAAGAGGTATGAATTTGAAGCTGAATTTGTTCCGTTTTCACCGGGTAGGTCTGATGGAAAGAAAACATATATTGGGCGAATGGATTTTTTGATTAAATCTGGAACGGGATCTTATATTGTCGATTTTTATGACGACCGTAGAGATGATGATTGGACAGCCCCCATTTGGACTTATACTTTCGAAAGTGAAAATGATGATACAAAAAGAGATAGATGGTATAGCATTTACGTTGATCATGAGGCTGATTTTCATAGATTTAAAGTCACACAGAAAAAAATACTTGAAGAAGTATCAATAAAAAGTATTAGAATACATTATAAATTAGGTGGGGAGTCTAACGTATAATGAGCAAGGTACCAAGAAGCTTTAGATTTGGCAAAAAGTTTGATGGGGATGCTGGTGATTTGCAAAACCAAATAGCAAAAAACTATGATGATCTTGCTAGAGCAGTAAATAGAAAACCACATATAGTTGTAACAGACAGGAATCCAGAAGTTGCAGATCGTGGTTTTGATATAGGAACAATGTGGTTTAAATACTCAGGACCAAATCTATGGATATTGAGTAGCAATAACCCTGTAACATGGACGGTGATATTATGACAGCTATTTTGCCAGCAGTGGCCTCTGCCGCAACATCTGCAATTTTAGGAAGTGTTTTGTCTGGAAGTGGCACTAAAACAAAAAAACAAAAACCAGAAAAATTTCAGAGAGAAATAATTGATCAGCTTTTGGCTGGACTGCAGGGTGGTGGTCCATTTGCCGATTTGTTTTCAACAGACCCTCAAGCATTTAAAACATCTGTATCTGATCCTTTAATGCAGCAGTTCTCTGATATAACAGCACCTGGTATACAACAAAGATTTATTGCATCAGGACAACATCTTGGAACTCCAATTGAGACAGCTTTAAGTAGGGCTGGAACAGATGTCCAAAGCCAAATAAATCAACTATTCCTTCCGTTTTTGCAGGGTCAACAACAAAGATCTCTTTCTGGAATACAATCACTGCTTGGGATTGGGGCTCCACAGGTGACAAGTTCACCAACGGCCCTTGGTGGTGCATTATCTGGGCTTGCCTCTTCAGGACAGGTTCCAAATATTATTTCTGGATTATTGGGTTCATTTGGGGTCGGATCTGGACAACCTCCACAAACAAATTTATTGTCTAATTTAACAGGAAGAGAGGGGTTTGCACAATGAGCTTCGACCCAAACCAATTTACCATGCAATTGATACAGTCTCTTGGCCAGCAGATAGGTCAGGGCGTTCAGCAAGTTCAGGAACAGCAAGTTTTAGGACCGCTACAAGAACAAATTGCAACAACACAAAATCCAGAGGAGTTGTTAAACTTGATTCTTGGGGCACAGCTAAGTCCACAGCTAACACAAGAAACAAAATCTCGGTTATCACAGCTTGCTGGCCCTATATCTCAAGTCACAAGAGCTAGAGAGCAGAATGAATTGAGACAACTTGAAATTGAAAGAAGAATCGCAGAACAAAGCGAAAAAAATAAAGCGATTATTCAGGAAAAGACGGCCCCTCTTGTGACTGCACTCGATCGAGTTCAAAGAATGAGGGATTTGTCTGCAAATAGAAACATCGGACGCGGATCTGGTTTGGTTAGCTTATTTGGTGGCGAAACAGCTAGAGATAAAGCTGAATTCGAGCAATTGGGGAAATCGCTGATATCACTTGCAACTACTATTCCAATTAGAAATAGACTAGAATTTGAAACATTAGCTGGACAACTTATTGATGCCACACAGCCATTAGCAGCTCTTGAAGGGGCGTTAGATGCTATGGAAACGATAATCTATGATAATATGGAAAAGTTCATTCCTGGCTCTAAACCTAAAAAGGCGCCCACATTGAAAGCATCAGATCTTGAAAATATTACTTTAGAGCAAATACAAGCAGAAAAAGAAAGACGAGGGTTATAAATGGGATTTGATCTTTCTACCTTGACTGACGAGCAATTGAATGCATTAGAGATTAGATTTTCTAAAATGCAACCAGAGATTGTTCAGCAACCAACAATTTCAGAGACACCAACTACATCAACTCAACAATTTGATGTTTCATCTCTTTCGGATGCCCAATTGAATCAATTGGAAACTTCATTATCAAAACAGCCTGTTTTGGAGAAACAAGAACCAATTGATGAGATTGGACCATCAATTTTATCTGGATTGAAGGCGGTTGGTAGGGGGTTTGCTGGTGGATTTCATGAATTGGCTAGAGGTTTTGGTGGTTTACCAGAAAAACCGGAAGAATTGAAAATACTAGAGGAGCTGCAGGGGGTTCAGCCAAGAGAAGAAATGTCCTTTGATGAAGCTGTTAAAACAGTATTGCCCCCTAGTGGAAAAGGATATGAGAAAGAAGTGGAAGAAATATCTAGAGACGCAACAATCCTTCTTTCACCATTAGGTCCAGTAAAGGGGTTGTCTTTAATGAGATCTATTGGGACATCATTATTTAGCAATATGGCATCAAAAGGGCTAGTGGATGCCAAGGTAATCGATGAGGGAAATCGAGACCTGGCAAAATTTGGTCTGACATTTTTCAGCAATTTCGTTAGACCATTGAGTATAAGTAAAACGGCCAAGGGATTATTGAATAATGCTGAAGAGTTGGTTAAGGATACGATAATAACTGATTATCAAGCAGCACCAATGTTAAAAGAAATAGCTAGAGATCTCAAAAGAGCTGGTGGATCGGAAGTAAATCCAAGGGCAATAGGATTTCTTGATGGTATTATAAAAGATGTGGATAGCGGTACATTCCAGGGAGATCTTGTTACCAAAGCCGTTCGTAATCTGAATAAATTACGTCAAAAAGTTGGTTTTGCATCTGCAGATGGTATAGCTTTGAATAAAGTTCGAGGTGGTTTGCAAAATATTGCTGAAAATATTGGTGTAAACAAACCTGGTTTTATAAATTCGTGGAATGAAGGTAATCAGCTTTATCAGGCTGCAAACTCGCAAAATGCGGTTTCAGCATTCATAAAGAAAAAAATACCATTATCAACCGCAAAAGAAGCACCAAAATCAATGCTTCTTTTACTTGGAATACAACCAAAAGCGCTAGGTATTGGTGCATCTTTATATGGAGCAAACGCTGTTGCTAACAGTATAAATCGTGTAGCTAAATTTCCCGCAGTGCAAAGGTTATATTTAAAGTTTATAAATCAAGCAATGTCAGATAATGTCAGCGCGTCAATAAAAACTTTTAATCAATTGAAAAAGGCATTTGAAAAAATAGAAAAAAAAGAGAATGAGGATTAAAATCCCCATTTTTCACAATCTTCATCTTCCTTTGCCTCAATATATAGACAAATAAAAAATATTGGGATAGCAAACCACAAAAAAAGTTGGTAATAAAAATTCGATATAATCATCAAAAAAATTAAACTTATAAAAAATGACATCTATCTTCTCCTTAAGTTATTAATCTTTATCAAACTCATCTTCCTTTACATGTGTCCAATTTTTACCGTTTAAAATAAAATAAATCATGGTATTATTTACCCCATAAATTTTGGCAATTTTTGTTCCGCTCATACCGGATTTGTATAACTCTTTTATCTTTGGAATATCCTCTTCTGTCAACTTTGACATTCCATGTTTAGATCCCTTTTTTCCGCGAGACTTATCATTAGCTCTATTTCTTTCCCTCATTTCTTTCATGTTTTGTTTTTGAGTTCCAGCATGTAAGTGGTCTGGATTTATGCATCTTGGTTCGTCACATTGGTGCAAAATGTAAAGTCCTTTTGGTATTTTCCCAACAAAAACCTTATATGAAACACGATGTGCGGGTTGCTTTGATTTTCTTCCATTTTCAGTAAAAGTGGTTATTCCATATGGATAGTGATAATGGAGCTGTTTTTGCCAGATCCAGCAACCATTTTTATTCATTATAACGCTACCTCTTAATCTTTTCTTTACGTGCTCTACATATTCTTCTTTTTCCATTGGGAGAAATCTATTTTTTTCATCTCTTTTTAACATCTATCTTCTCCTTGACTCAATATCAAGCAGTCGCTCGTGAAAGTCTTTCATCTCGTCGCGAATTGAATCAATCGTATTTTGACATCGCACCCAATCCTCTCGAGATTCCTTGCGAAACCACAAGATTACGCTAAGATTTGCGCCAACAACCAAAAGCTGTATCATTACACTTATCATCATCCAATATTCATTCATCCCCATCATCCTTAAATTGTTCAACCATATTCATTGCAAAATCCAACGGCTCAACATCAAGCGCCTCTTTTGAATAGCTAAAGTAGTTGCTGACATACTCACCATCATGAAGCATCCTCACCCAAATGCATTTGATTGATGGGTCTTGGTCGTTGGTGTAGCAGATGACCTCTATCGGCTGCTCTTTATGTAGCCAGAGATATGGCTTATCCTCGTCTGTCATCCAGTCTGTCATCTTTTCCTCTTATGATATTTAGCATTTGTTCTTTGATGTATTTTCGTACCAATGTGGTCACGATATGATTCATCGATTTTTCCAGCAATGTAGAACATGTTTTAAGGTTCTTATGCTCTGAGTTACTTAACGATATGATTAATCTTTTCATACCACAATGATATAACTATATCACTGTTTACGTCAATTAGTAGAAATTTCTTTTTTTTTCTAAATTTATTGCTATATTAAAGGAAAACTCACAAACATGGGAGTGAGATTATGCCAAAATACAAAACAAAAACGGCCTACACAGGCCAAAATGCTACTACTGAACGAGTTGGATCGGCTAGATTCGCCTCGCAGACAGAAGCGAATTTGGGTGAAGCAACAGATCTTATCGTTAGCCCGGCTATCTTAGATGCCGCAATTGATGCGCTTGTTGCAGACGCATCCTATACCGTTAAGGGTATTGTTGAATTCGCCACGGCAGGAGAATTTGCAACCGGGACATCAGAGACGTTAGGTATTAACGTTAAGGTGGTTAAGGATTATGTGGACGCACTTGCCATCGCAGGCTCACCTGTTTCCACCGAAACTACAGCGGGTATAGGACAGCTCGCGACAGATGCTGAGGCCGTTGCCGGAACTGCATCAACAGCTCTTTTAGCACTATTTGTAACTCCATCAAACTTAGCGGCTGTATTCGCTGCTCCTTCAGCTATTGGTGGAACAACACCTGCTGCTGGTACGTTTACCGATCTAACAGCTGATGGTACTGGGACGGGTACCCTCGACTTTGGTGCAGCATCTCAATTTACAACATCTGTTGGGGATCTCACAATTGATTCTACTGCAGGATCTGTGAATATTGCTTCTGGAGAAAGTGCTGCTGACAGTATCGTCATTAGCGCCGACGCTGGAGGTATTGATATTACTGCTGCTGCCGCTGCCGCAGGTGAGGATATTGATATTACTGCAACAGGATCTTCTGTAAATATTACAGCAACTGAAAACGTAGCAGATTCAATCACCATTACATCAAGTGCTGGAGGTATTGATGTGACTGCAGCTGGGGCTGCTGGAGAGGATATCGATATTACTTGTACAAGTGGTTCTGTAAACATTACAGGCGGAGAGAATGCAGCAGACGCAATCGTAATCAACGCTTCTGCTGGAGGTGTGGATATTACTTGTGCTGGTGCTGCTGGTGAAGATATTGATATCGTGAATACTGCTGGATCTATTCATCTCAATGCCGGTGAAGGTGTAGCAGATGCTATTAATATTGATTCTACAGGAGGCGTTGATGTTGACGCTGCTGGACAGATTAATATTGCATCTTCACAGAATGCAGCAGACAGTATTGTTATTACATCTAGCGCCGGTGGTATAGATATTTTAGCTCCTGCAGCAGCTGCAGGTGAGGATATTGATATTACAGCGACTGGATCATCTGTGAATATCACAGCAACAGAAAATGCTGCAGATGCTATTGTTCTAAACGCTAGTGCTGGAGGTATTGATATTACCGGTGCTGGGGGTGCAGCTGAAGACGTTGATATTACCTGTACAAGTGGTTCATTGAACTTAACTGCTGGAGAGGCAATCGTTGACTCCATCACGGTTCAGACTGCAGCTGGGGGTATTGACGTTAACGCTGCTCTTGAGATTAACATCGATTCCTCGGAAGCTGCTGTAGCCGACGCTATACGCATTGTTGCTTCTGCTGCTGACGGTGGTATTGATATTGATGCTGGCACAGGTGGTATCACAATTGATTCTACTGGCGCTCTTAGCTTAGATGCAGCTGCTGCTTCAAACTATAGCGTTTCTGGTGCTGGTATTGACCTCACACTAGCTTCTGCAGCTGGTCGTGTGATTGTTAACGGTGAAGAAGCTGCTACGGATGCTATCACACTTCTTTCTGCAGCTGGTGGTATTGATGTTAATGCTGCTCTTGAGATCAATATCGATTCGTCTGAGGCCGCAGTGGCCGACGCGGTCAGAATCGTCGCCAGCGCAGCTGACGGCGGAATCGACATCGATAGTGGGACCGGTGGAATTACCATCGATTCAACAGGAGCAATTTCGTTAGACGCTGCTGCAGAGTCAAACTTCTCTGTAACAGGTGCTGGAATTGATCTTGGCATTACAAGTGCAGCTGGAAGAGTTGTATTAAATGCTGAAGAGGCTGCTGCTGATGCTATCCAACTAGTTTCTTCCGCAGGAGGATTATATGGGCAATGCGGTCTTCAGCTTTTCTTGTCTTCAACCCAAAATGCAGCAGACGCAATCGTAATGAACGCTACTGCTGGTGGTATAGATATTTCAGCGTCTGGCGCAGCAGCTGGAGAGGACATCGACATCACTGCAACAGGGTCTTCAATAAATCTAACTTCAACAGAAGCTGTAGGTGATGCAATTGTTATCAATGCAAGCAATGCAGCTGGTGGTATCGATCTCCAAGCCGGTACAGGAAGTGTTTCATTCAATACTGGTATGGTAGTTCCAGTCTTGTCAACAAACACTGCTGGCGCTCCATATACTTTGGATGGTGGCGATTATTTCGTTACAACCGATTCAACTGGCGGTGCTTTCCAGATCAATATGCCTGCTGCTCCAGTTACAGGCCAGCAATATATCATCTATGATGGCGCTGGTCAGGCTGCGATTGGAGGCGCGATCACGATAAGTGGCAATGGCAACAATGTGGCGTGCGATGGCGCCAGCGCTGCAACCTATGTCATGAATGGTGCATATGAGTCAGTCTCAATGGTTTACAATGGAACATTGTGGCTTGCCAGGTACTCAACATAAGCCGTAAGCTAGGAATATAACCTTGCATTAATTAACATGTAATGGTAAATTATTCTTAGCTATCCTTTAGAGAGCTAGGGTAGCCCCCGAAAAGCCAGATTCCGACTGGCCTGCTCTCTTTTTCATCGGATTAACTACGGAGGTTAAAATGTCTACATGGAAAAATGGTATCGATCTCCAACCCAGTATAGGAAGTGTTTTATTCGGTACTGGTATGATAGTTCCAGTCTTGTCAACAAACACTGCTGGCGCTCCATATACTTTGGATGGTGGCGATTATTTCGTTACAACCGATTCAACTGGCGGTGCTTTCCAGATCAACATGCCTGCTGCTCCAGCTACAGGCCAGCAATATATCATCTATGATGGCGCTGGTCAGGCTGCGATTGGAGGCGCGATCACGATAAGTGGCAATGGCAATAATATAGTCTGCGAGGGCTCCAGCGCTGCAACCTATGTCATGAATGGTGCATATGAGTCAATCTCAATGGTTTACAACGGAACACTCTGGCTTGCCAGGTACTCAATATAGGTCATAAGCTAGGAATATAACCCTGCATTAATTAACATGCAGTGGTAAATTATTCTTAGCTATCCTTTAGAGAGCTAGGGTAGCCCCCGAAAAGCCAAAGAGAATGTATCACAAGTGTCCCACATTCTGTTCGCAAGATTGCTATAAAGCAAAGAAAAGGGATAGCCTGGTCCCAAGTAAAGCTTGACGATTAAAATTTCTGCTGTCATTATAAAATCACATAAAAATAAGGAGAGACTATGTTTAGAAATCGTTCCATATTAGAATTGAAGGGTAAAGAAGATAGGATCCATCGGTATGATTGTCCATGTGAAACTCCACTTACTGAAGTTCGTGACGCAATTCATGCGATGTTAAATTTTGTAGAAAAGCTGATAGAGAAGAGGATAGCTGAGGCGGAAGAGGAAGAGCAAAATAGAGATAATATCCCTGAGAAAGAAAAAACTATCCAGGAGGAATAGATGGCAGGACGACTGTTAAATACGGAGCTCAAAGAGTTCGACGCAACAACATTAGACGGAACATATAAAATATTTGGTTCAGTATTGTCTAATCCGGCGACAAAGGTGCAGTTTTTAAATACGTCTGACGTAGATATTTATGTGTCTATAGATGGGGCTACAAATAAGTTTAGAATACCTGCAGGGGCATCGATTACGTTTGACGAGTCAACGGCGCCTGTACCAAATAAAGGATCTGAATATTACCTTGAACAGGGAACGCAGCTCTATGTAACACAGGTTTCTGGTGCTGGAACAGACGGTGATTTGATAGGTCATATAATCACTAGAGTGCTAACAATCAGTGGGCAATAAGAAAATTCCTGTCATGAAGCGCGGAGATATGATCAGGCGCTTCGAAACGGTTGTTCAGCAGGAAATCGATTTACATAATAATGAGATTTCCTATATTCATACACGGATAAATGAGATATCTTCTAATATAACAGATTTACAAAAAGAGTTTTCTAAAAAAATAGATGTAACTCGGTCTCAAAATTCAGAAACTAATTCTCATTTATCAGGAATTAAAGAAAATAAAGATCTTATTGATGATTTATCGTTAAGGATAAATAATCTGGAAGCATCAAATGCTAGTGATGTCAAAGCTTGTGATCAATACAAAGAGATTTCAAGGAATTTTATTACACTTGAAGATGTTGTTAAATTGTTGGAAGATGAGAATAAGAAGACGGCTGGAATTATATCTATTTGCAATGATAAAATTTCTGAAATTTCTTCAAATCATGAAATTTTCTGTAAGGAGATATGTCGTAGAATTCGTGAGTTGTGTGAGATGGATGAGCGTTGTTTAAAACGATGTGATGAGCTGACATTCCAAGTAAACGCTTTGTGTGAAATGGTTGAGCATTCTGTTATAAATAGTGATTGGGCAAAAAAAGACATCCAAAAAAAACAAAAACAGCTTTTTGTATTGGAAAAAAAATTCGAATATCTAGAGACTCTGATTAAGAGAAACACTGGAGGGAGCCGTGAGTAACGCCCATATAATCGATATAGAATCTGCATATCCTCAAATACCGACGCAGTTTGACGCTGACACAGGTAGTGCAATCCCTGTTGGAAATATTTTAGAAATATTAGGAGTTACTGTAGCAAATGCAACGTATTCTGGACCACTTCACACAACGGGTTCAGGAAATACATTAACGGCTAATATCCAGGTTGGAACCGAACGAACTGGTGCACCAACAGATAAGAATGATGCTGGTATCGTCTCATTTGATGACACAGTATTTGCAGTTGATGCACATGGATATGTCACATTGAAAAGTGGCCCCGGAACTGTTATAGACTCAATTATCGTTGATAATAATACAGCTCCTGGCACAAATCCGGTTGGTCCAGATATAAGTGGTCAAGTGACTATATTAGGGGCTGCTGTTGCTAATCATTCAATTCCTATTGAAACACATTCAAGAGCGGTAAACACCTTAAATGTAGAGGTTCAAGTAGCGAAATCAACTGTGACATCGCCTGGCAACAAAAATGATGCCGGAATTTGTTCATTTGATAGCGATCATTTTTCTGTTGATTCAGATGGATTTGTTCAACTCTCCGGCGGAGGGACAGCTGTAGATGAGTTTACAACTGATGTTGCGGGGCCTGTTTCACCTGATGTTAATGGAAATGTAAATTTCACTGGTGGACAGGTGTTTTCTGATGGAAGTGTTGCAAACACTGTTGGTCTTTCTGTTGAGGCAACACAGTATACATTTTTATATGGAGAGGGAAACAATACAGCGATGACAGAGTTGGGCCCACTAACAGATGGTCAACTTATCATTGGTGATACTGGAAATGCTCCTGTGGCTGGTTCTCTGGCATCTGCTGATGGTTCCATAACAATAACTACTGGCGCCGGAACCATTGATTTATCTGTTGCCGCCGCTGATGATGCTATTTTGACCATTACAGGAGACGCTGGAGGAGCATTAAGCCCAACTGCAGGAAACATCAATATTCTTGGAGGTTCTCAAGCATTTACTTCAGGAGCTGGATCTACTTTAACAGTTGAAGTAGATGCAACATTGAATACGTTTTTGGTTGGGGCCGGTGCGGGATCAACAGTCACAGAGTTGGGCCCACTAACAGATGGTCAATTGATTATAGGGGCAACCGGCGGGGCTCCAGCAGCGGGATCTTTGGCGAGTGCTGATGGGTCGGTAACGATAACGGCCGGAACTAATTCAGTTGACATATCTGTTAATGGAAATATAAAAACAAATTTAACAAATGGAATAGGGTGTCACAACCTTGGTTTGTTTTATTCATCACCAACAGCCACAATTAAAGGTGCTGATAATAACAATTTGTCAGCAACAAATCCAGCTTATATAACGACGAAAAGCAATGTAACTCCAGGTAAATTAATAACGACAGCAATTACTTCAAATGTAACATTTGCGGATGCTGGTGGTGCATCAGTGTTTGCTGGTTCTTTGTTTGGATTTCTTACTGGAGACGACTCTTCAACAGTCACAACAGAGACTACCGTATTAACCGGTATTTCGTTTTTTATATACGCAATGCTTGACTCAAATGATGCAAACCCTGTTTTTTCTATCTCGCCTGTACCAACTATAAAGATTCCAAAAGATGGATCTGCTATATTGGCTAATGCGGCATCGGGAAGTGCAGACAATCCATATGATTCAATGACTCTAACATCGGTGACAACAGCAAACTATGAAAGTTCAAATGTAACATTGGTTGGAACATTTCAGGCAAATATTAATGGGTCTGATGATTGGACAATAACAAGTGTATCGCCAACTAGTTTTTTTGGATTTGGACAATTTTCAATGGAAGGATTTGGTATTCCATTTGGTTGTTCAAGTGCAGCATCAGGAAGTTTGTTTATTGATAACGGAGGGACTGCGCCGACTATTAATGCTGCCTTATCGACAGCTAAATATAATTTATCGGCATTGTCTAGTCAAATTGAAATTGTTTATGATATTACTTTGACAGGTTCTCCTTCAGGTGCGGTTGATGCTAGATTGGTTGGCCCGATTCCTAGATCTGCAGGACTATCGTTTCTAGGGTTTGGATACATAAAAAAAACAGGAACAGGCGTGTTGTTACCAGTTACAATACAAAGAGGTGAGGGTAATAATGCATATTATTTTGATTTACTTAAAAATGATGGAACAACAGCAAAATATCAATATGACGAGTTAGATTCTGGTGATACTTTGTTTTTACAAACAACATATAGGATTTAAATGACTAGATTTTATCAAGGAATATATTACGACAATCTTGGAATGTCCTATTCGGGTGGTACATTTACAATACTTGGTGCAGATGGAAGAAGCTTGTCATCGTCGAACCCTGGTGTTGTTGTTATTCCAAGTAAATCAACACCTGGAGTTTTTGTTGAGTATCAGATTACAGCAGACCAGTCTTTCGAAGATGCTGCTGGAACGTCCGATATTACAAATAATCTATTTGGCACAACAACATCAATTGCTTGGGCACAAGACTGTCCGTTTTTCATTTATGCGGTAGCAAATAATGCCGAAGACTCAGCACAGTTTATGATCTCTAGGATCCCGCATGCCACAAGTTCTCCGTCAACAGCAAATATAGGTGCTCCAGATGATGCGGTAGCAGATACTCAAGGAAGCTTTTGGTCTTTAAGTAATATTGATGAAACACTATATGATGAAAATCCATGTGTTTGTCTTGGGTCTTTTGTAATGCAAAAAGATGCAAGCGACGACTGGACAGTACAGACCTTGTCAAATAGTGATGGATTCAATAGATATCAAGAAGATGTTTATTTCACATATCCAACAAACCAAAATTCAGCAGCTGTAGGAACACACTGGATATCAAATGCTGGAACTGAACCACAATTTGCAACCGAACAATATGCATATAAAATTACAAAGTCCGGTTACATATGGATAAACTGTCTTTATGACAATTGTAATGTAGCTGGTGTGGGTTCTCAAACCCTTTCGATGTCTATACCTTTAGAACAGCGTGTTAATTCTCGTGGTCTATTGGTAAATATTATATGGGTAGATGCAAGTGCTTCAAATGCATTTAAACCTCTTATTTCTTATGGAGCCTCTACAGATAATAATATTTACATGTATACGTCTGGTGGTACTGCATTTATTACAAATGCAAACTTTGCATCATCAGATGACTTTTACATGCAGGGGTGGTTAACAATAGGTTTTGATTAGGATATAATTTAAGGAGTTAAATGAAAACACAGACATCAATTTCACCTCAACTGAGGAATATAGCAATATTTTTCATTTTGGGTGCCCTGGTCTTTGGTTGCTCATATGTCAATAAATTTATCGGTATAGATGACGATAATATCATCGAAGAGGTGGCGGAAAAGGCAATTGAGTCAGAGACTGGGCTTGATATTGATCTAACACCATCAACACCGGAGTAAGTTATGCCTTCAAAGAAAAAGCCAGAAGAAAAAAAATGTTCAACTATGGCACAGTGTCAAAAAACTGCAATGATAGCTATTGTGGCCTTTATTCTTGCTGTTACGATGTCTTTGGTTGTTATTTCCATAAATAAATATTTCAATTTGGGTGATGATAATCAAGTTGAGGAATTTATTGAGGATGTTGTTGGCAATGTTACTAGAATTGAGGTTGACTATACACCATTTTCAGAGGAAAAATAGATGAGCAATTCTGGGTTGGCTGGTGAAAAGGGTGATGCGCAAGTAATAGGAACGCTGACAGACAATAAATTATTGCGTGGAGATGGTGGTAAAAGACTTCAGGATAGTGGAATTACCGTAGATGACCTTAACAATATGACAAACATTAACACGTTAGACGTTGTTGATGATGCTACGACCCGCTCTAATTTAGGTTTAACGATAGGAGCTGATATTCAAGCCTGGGATGCTGGACTAGATTCGTTATCTGGACTTCCAGGAACGGGTATGGTTGTGCAAAGTGCAGCAGACACTTTTACTAACGGATCTATAACTTCATTGGATGGTTCTATTTCTGTTTCATTTTCATCACCAAATTACGACATATCTGTGGTGAGTTCTGCTGGGACAAATTATGTTACAGAGAGTGGTACGGCGATACCTTCATCAAACATTCTTAATTTAGTATCTGGCAGGAATGTTTCGATGTCTGGCAGCACAAATAATGTTACTATCAATTCGTTAAGCAGTGTGGTGTCTAAGAGTGCTAACTATACCATGACTGAAGATGATTTTGTGGTTCTATGCACAGGAAATTTTACGGTTACCTTACCTACAGCTGTTGGAGTAACTGGAAAGCAGATTGATGTTAAGAATATTAGCAATGGTATCATAACGGTAGATGGTGCTGGAGTTGAAACGATTGATGGACAATTAACACAAACGCTCAATCAAGATGAAACAATAACAATAATTAGTGATGGTTCAAACTGGTATATAATATGACACAACTCAGAAATGTAAATATACAATCTCAAGATTCTTTTAGTATTGATGCGTTTGGAAGGTGGCGCGTGTCAAATCCGATCACACTATTCGACTCTAAGAACATCTTCGACGACGACGGTCTTGCGGCGAGCGTTGAGAATCAACCGTTATTTTGGGATAACGCAGAGATAAGTGGTGGGAGCACTTCAACAGCTTATGAAGCTAATGAATCTACACAAACTATTTCTGTGGCTTTAAACACTGCTGGAGTTCGTGCAAGACAGACTAAAATGAGGTTTAACTATCAGCCAGGAAAGAGTCATTTGGCAATTGTTACTTTCAATCTAGAAAGTTTAGATTCTGGAGTTACTAAATGTGTTGGTTATTTTGATGAAAAAAATGGCATATTCCTAGAGGGTGATGGCTCATCAATGAGTTTTGTCAGAAGGACATATACTAGCGGATCTGCAGTAGATAATTCAGTGGCTCAGGCATCTTGGAATATAGATACGATGGATGGATCTGGAACATCTGGGATAACTCTTGATTTTACCACTACTCAGATTCTTTTTATAGATATGGAGTGGTTGGGGGTTGGAAGGGTAAGAGCCGGATTTGTTATCGATGGAAAAATATATTATGCTCACGAGTTTTTAAATACAAATAGCTTGACAATCCCATATATGCAAACTCCAAATCTTCCTATCAGATATGAGATAGAGAATGATGGAACAGGAGCAGCTAGCACATTAAATTGTATCTGCAGCACAGTTATTTCTGAAGGAGGATCTTCTGATCTTGGTGTGACAAGATATGCTTCTACGTCAACACATGTTGATGCTGATGCTGCGGCAACCACGTACGCCGTTGTTGGAATAAAGCTTAAGTCTGAATACATAGGGGCAACGATAAATATTTTATCTGTTTCATTAATTGAAGTTGCTAGTTCCAAAGATTTAGAATGGGTACTCTATTTAAATCCTACTGTTGCTGGCACTTTCACATATGCAGATGAAACGAATAGTGCCGTTCAGACGGCAAAAGGTGCAACAGCAAATACGGTGACTGGAGGAACGAGGTTGTCTGGCGGATTTTTCAATTCAGATCGTGGTGGTGTGGCTGGAAATGTAAATGAGGGGATTCCATCGGCATTAACACTTGGATCGACGATAAGTGGAACGGTAGACGAAATTGTTTTGTGTGTAAAAAATCTAACTGGTGTTACAAATAGTGATGTGTATGGTTCGCTGACATGGAGGGAGCTAGTATAAATTACTAATAAAAGTCAGTGATGAAATAAGACTCTTGAATAATCCTTTCAAGGAGCTGGTTTATGTGGTCGGATAGCTCATCA